TCCCTCTCTTGCTTACGCTTGGCGTTCCTATTTGATTGCTCTCCGAGCAGTAGAATCATATTACTCATTGTGTAGATATTTTATGCTCTTCGATTATATTTAACAGCCCCTCTTCTAAGGTGGTCCCCACAGACAGTAGGTAGTCCGTTACGCTAGCATACGCTTCGGTATTATACCTTAGGGTAATTTTCTTAGCCTTATCATCGTTCTTAACTTTCTCTGCCTCTTCCATCATCTCATCCATGCCATACATGATGTCCATACCCATAGCTTCTAACAACTCTTGCTCCCAATCATTAGCCAAGAGGTCGTAATCATTTTCACCGAAGGATACGTTGTCTTTGATGGTAATGGCTTTAAGCGTTTCTAGGCTCGTAGAAGCCTCCAAAATCTTACATGGCACTTCTGCCCACCCAAGCTCTTTAACTGCGTGTAATCGCATATTACCAGCTATTACGATGTACTCTATCTGTGACTGATGTTTAGACTTTAGAGTAGGTGTGTAAGGATACACGATAAGCTCTCTAAGTTGCATCATATCGGGGTCATCTTGTATCGACTTTAACAACTTATTAAATCTGTTGTCTTTGATTAACCTAGGGTTCTTAGGTAGTCCTTCGATTTGACCGAGGTTATTCTTTAGCTGATACAGCTTTAGGGTTTTAGTTTCCTTCAACATTCTTCTTGGCTTTACCTTCCCACTGAACATTGGTAAGTAGTGATAAACAATAAGGGCAGAATGCTCCGCCCTTTAAATCTATGTACAGCTGCTTTGGATCGTGTGCTACGAGTCCATGCTTGGGACAGTTTCCTATGTATCCTTTTTTCATGGTAGTTGTGTTTCTCCGAAGAATGGCTTGGTATCGGTGCTTTTATTGCCTTTACATGACCATAACGCTCTAGCAAACCAATTAGGGCTATGCGTCTCTGATTTGATGCCAGCAGACCGGGAGCAGTAGTTATCTCCCTTTGGAGTGCCTGGGCCTATGGTATATCCTTGTGCGCCAAAATGGACTGATTTATCCCCCTTGGTCGCTGTGTATTTCTTTCCTTTTGCGGTGCTGCGAGTGATGTTCCACCCTCTAAATTCTGCCATGGCTATTTACTTTAAATCTTTACCCAAGAGCGACCGACTATCTCGAAGCCACCTACACCTAACACCTCTTCAACTGCCCTATGGACTCCCCTTGCATCTATGTCGTGACCAGCAAAAATGCCTCCTTTTTTTAGCTTTGGCATCCACGCTAAGAGGTCTTTTTTAACGCTGGCATAGTCATGTGCCGCATCTATAAAGATAAGGTCGCACGAGCCATCTTTGAACTTAGAGGCACTATCCGTAGAGTCTCCAACGATAGTCTCGATGATGTCGTTGTTAAGGCAGAGGTGAACATTCTGCACGAATAGCTCAAACATATTCTTAGAGTATGTTCCTGGGCGTTCACCAGTAGTTCCTTTAAATGAGTCTACCGCATAAATCTTAGGGGACTTACCTGCTTCCTTAGAGGCAGAGGCTAAGTAGTTAATCGATTTTCCGTAAGCTACGCCTACTTCAACAAAGATGCTTTTGTTAGTTGCTTTTTTTACGGCTTCATCGTAAATTGATGGGAAGTCAAACCATCCGTGTACCTCTCTCCAAGTCATAATCTGTTATTATTTAGGTGCTTTTTGCTCCAAATATAATGAAATAAATGCGTTGCACTCTTTCTGATTGCGTAGGATAACGCATTGGTTGTACAAGTTTCTGTACAAATTAAGAAACATCTTCCACTTCATCTTCCCATCTGGAGTGAAGAATCCCTTTGTCTCTACTGCTATTGTCTTATTTACTACGAAGTCCAGCTTGTAGGCTATCTCTCTGACAGCCTTACCCTCATACTTGAAGGGCATCATAAGAACGTGCTTCACTTGCTGCTCGTAGGGTATTGAATGCAGGTCTAACTGCCTCTTTAGGTAGGATTCAAGTTTAGAGTCGGACTTAGTACCATCCGACTCTATAACCTTCTTGTTGCCGTATTTGCTTCTTCCAAACATTAGAAGGGAAGCCCGTCAGAACTAGGATTCAAATCCAGCGTTTCTTCTACCTCTTTCTTAGCCGGTCTCCAATCGCTAATGACTGGGACCAATGTTCCCTTGCCATCGTCTTGCTTCTTAGGCCATGCAGAGATGCGTACTTCACCCATCTCATCTTGATGCTCAAGCAGGCAAGCAATGAAGTCTTGCACCTTGATTTTCGTTTCAACGACATTCTTGCCGTTTACATTCTTTAGGTTCTGATAGAACCCCTTAGTCCACTTTGTTTCCGTTTGTGACATTTTCTTGAATTTTAGTTAATATTGATTTGAATTTTGATCTTTCCTTGCCTAATGGCTTTTTCTGTGATTTTGATCCGTACTTCTTTTGGAAGAACTCTTCGGGTGTCATCTTATACTTTCTAGGGTGAGCATAGTTTGCATAACCCTCCATGTATGCTCTTTTGATGTTATGCTTTTCTATCGACCTCATCCTATGCAGTTGCTTCTTATAGAAGTTCCTAGGCATTAACGGAGGCTGGTCATCCAGCCATTCGAATAACCTATCGATTGCTGTTTTAGCCATACGCAAATATATGTATATCAGGCTTCATAACCAAAATCATTCGTTGGTTAGGGTTTCAGACTCAGCAAGCATCTGCCTTCTCATCTCTATGGCCCTCTCTATCCTTGCGTGGGACTCCACTACATATCCAAGCTTTAAAGCCCTTGCAGCCTTCGACAATTCGTTTACGATGGGGTCTGCATCTAAGGCTATGTCATCCGCTTTGTTTGTAACAACTTTCCGCACCCAGGTGAAGTCTTTGTTGTTGCAGAATATTTGATCTTCCACCACCTCTATTGCGTGGATGATAGTAGAGTGATGTCTGTCCCCGAATATCTTGCCTAGCTGGCTAAGTGTTACGCTTGGTGCGTACTTGCGGATGAGCCATATAGCGCACTGTCTTGCTCCCACTATCTCTCTTCTGCGCTTCTTGCTAATCATATCAGCATGGTCTATACCGGTATTGTTAGTTACGATTTCTATTACATCTGAGATTACCTTACTGGTGTCTTGCTTCAACTCACTCACTTTCTCCAGTCCTTTCTGTTTGTCCGTACTTCTTTTTAAACCATTCTGTGTGCATCTGAAGGGGTCTTGACTGACCATCCTTGAATGCTAGGGCAAGATGCTCTCTTTCGCTGATGACCATGTTCTCTAGCAAGAAAGATACAATTACCTCCTTGAGGCTCTGTGCTGACAGTACTCCTGTCGGCATTTCGGAAATCACTTCCGCTGCTAATTCAATTGGTGTTTTCATTTTTATGGTTTTAGTTTTTGTAAATCATCTTTTAATCTACTCAAGAAAGACTCGTTTCCATCATCTCCCGACCATAGCCAATCAATTCGCTGCATATAAACCTCGGCCTCGGAAATTATTCTAGCCGCTCGTTTAAACTCCTCGATAATTTCGGGTGGGTATTCGTAGTGAAACTTATCATCAGGATATTTTTCATACCAATCAGGTCCCATCCAAGGCTCGGCTTCCATTTCCTCTTTGGTCTTTTCCTTGCCGTTTTTATCGACCATATCGTCTATATCATCGACCACATCAGCAAGTCTATGCTGTAAGTAGTCCCAGTGTCCTCCGCTCATTTCTGTTTAGTGTTAAAGGTTTCGTTGTAGTATTCTTTGGATAACTGAAGCATATCATCATCTTGATCTGATATTGAGCAAACAATTCCATCATAATAAGATTGTTTTATGATTTTTTCTTCGTATTTCAAAAATGATTCAATCTTGTCTAAGATGACTCCGTGTTCGTATCCATCAAGTTTTAATTCTGTATTAACCCAATGATGTAATTCTTGCATCGGTGTTTTCATTACCCAAAAATTAAAGCAATGGCTGCCGTGCCAAAGAAGGCAAGGAAAGCGCAGTAAGATAGTAAGGCTATAATGTCAATGACAAAATAGATGATGGACTTTGCCCAGTAGCCTATTGGCAGATGGCTGATTGAATAGTTGGCTTTCATTCTTTCTCATCGTTTATAGTCCATTCATCGTTATCATCATCTTCCAAGGCGCAAGCGATTGCCTCGTGTAGTGCAAAGTAACCACGGAACTTACCATTTTGGTAGAGGTCTGCATATTCGCTGCCAATGTAAAGGTCAATGATGTGGTCGGCAAGTTCCTCTTCACGTTCTGCTCTCGCATCGTATGCTGAGTTGTAAGCGTTCAGCTCGCTATCGAATGACTCAGGCATTGCGTGCAAGTTTAACTTGTAACTCCATCAGCATTCTGCTTGCTTCGCTGCGTTTAAAGGATGCAACACGGATGTCAATCATTTCGATTAACTCTGCTTTGATTTCATCGGGGACTCTCTTCTGAATCATCGATGTGGTGTACGTTAGTTTCTTCATCTTGTTTTTAATTGTTTAAGTTTATTTGTAGTCAGGACAGGATTCGAACCTGTATGTAGGCTGGCGCACCTACTGTTTACCCACGGTTTTGTATATTTCTATACTAACACTCAGCGTCTACCAATTCCGCCACCTGACTATGTCTTTTTTGTTTGATTCTGTAAATCTACAACTTCTCCACAAATAAACAATGCTTTGTGGAAGAAATATTTTTATTCATTATTCCATTGCCTTACGATTGTTGTTTTCTCAGGAATGGGAAGGGGTTTGAACTTAGGAGCGTAGTCCATCACCTTGGTGTACTTTAAGTCGGTAGAGGCAACAGCTACTCCAAGCTCTCCGTTTCTATTCTTGCGGACCAATATCTCCATCACATCCTTAGCATCCTCGAAGGCTGGAGCAGACTCTTCCATGTACGCTGCTGGACGATAACAGAACAGCACCTTGTCTGCATCATATTCCAGCTGCCCACTCTCTCTAAGGTCTGCCATAAATGGTCTCTTATCTTCTCTCTCTTCGACTTTCCGACTCAAGGATGATATAAGACATATCCAAACACCTTGACGCTTACACATAGCCTTAAACTGCTTCGAGATATTAGTGATTTGCTCTACCTTGTTCTTCATCTTATCCTCCCTCATCGGAGAGACAAGCTGGAGGTAGTCGATATACACGCCTTCCACTCCATGCTGGCGGACCATCCTTGCTATCTCTGATTCTATCTTGACCGGGTCGGCATCGGGTTGATCACTAATGTACAGCTTGGTGTTTTTAAGCTTGTCTACATGGGCAGCCACTTGGTTTATCTCCTGAACGCTGAGGTTATCTACGATGTTGATGAACTTCTTGCCATCTATCTCCGTAGAGTTGCTTAGAAGCCTTGAGGTAAGCTGCTCGGTAGACATCTCCATAGTGATGAATCCAACTGCTGTATCCTTCTGCGCCTGGTTGTATGCCATCTGAAGTGCGAGCGTTGTTTTGCCATGGGCAGGTCTGCCTCCAAGGATTATGAAGTCTCCAGGTTGGAAGCCATTCACGATGCTGTCTAAGGCTCTTAGGTGCGTCTTAGTGGACTTAACTTTCTCCTTGCCATCCTTTATCCTCGCAATCTTCTTAACGAAGCTTAGAGCAGCTGTATGAACATCTGTGCTGGTAGCATCGATGTCATCCGCATTAAGGACATTGAACTGCTCGAAAGCCTTCGGGATGTCGAAGTCTGCCATAAGCTCCCTCTTTATCTCTTCCAGCTTATTAGCCTTGTACATATCATGCAGTTCGGCTATGTAGTGTTTAACGTGCTGAAGCTCGAAGATACCGCCAGCACTCATCTCTGCCAGCTTAGAGGCATTAGAAGCAAATCCTAAGTCCTTCATCTTTTTAAAGATGGTGAGTACATCTACTGGCTTAGACTCCCGATGGAGAACCTGGCAAGCAGCGAAGATATTTCTGCGCTCACCGCTGAAGTACTCCGCTCTTAGAGATGTAATTACATTGCCCGTATTCATATCGGGGGACATGAGTACTGCGAGGACTTTTTCTTGGACTGCTTCAGAATATTGCATTGGCTGGTGGCTGGTAAGTTGTTGTTTCTTTCTTTATTGGGGTTGCAAAAATAGATGGAATTTCATCATTGAAGCACTTTTGATTTAAATAAGTTGCTGGAAGCTTTCGGTAGTTCGGGTCACTCTTCCAAAGGACATAGCTGCTGACTGTCTCTAAGACCTTATCCATCTCTTCGGGAGATAACTTATCCCATGACTTGAGTGCTGTTGCTCTGCTTTCCTTTTTATTGTAGACTTCCCAAAATATGTTAAACTTATCCACAATGCTTGTAGGTTCTAAATCTTTTGCTTTTTTATCAATTAGACTTTTCTTTTCATTCTTTACATTCTTTTTACTGTCTTCAGTTTGTCTTTGAATCGTCTTCTCATCGTGTAGCGACCCTTGATAACTATCATAGTTACAAATAGTTATCCGTGTGTACTTTGACGAACTTTCAGAATTTACCATGAAATCTTTTTGAAGAATCGATATAAACTGCCTGAGGTAGTCTTTAGAGACTCCTAGGGTAGATGCGATGTCTCTTAGGCTACCGACTATCTCTCCTCTTCGGCATTCTATCACTTCAGAGCCTATAAGCACCTTCTGATTGCTGTGTGAAGCGTTGAGCAGGATACCCACCCAACACTTCAGTTTAACAGCATCTGACCATATCCAATGATCTTGTAGGGACCGCTCTATCTTAATCCATCCGCTCATTCTTCCTCCATCAGTTCGAGTTCATCCAATACAGCCTCCCAAAAGTCTATCTCCTCCTGGTCACCATTCCAAGTGACATCATCTAATATTTCTAAGGCATTAAGCTCTGCGGACTTCTTATCGCCATTGTGCCGGTGCAACAACGACAATGCTTTCATTTCTGCTGTCATTTCTTTTCCTCCGTATTGTTTAATAGATGATTAGTGGTTGATGGCTCTACAATGCCTCCCTCAGTAGGTATGTATTGAGTTGCTTGCCTATTTTCTTCAAACATCATACTCCCATCATATAGCAGCACGTTGCTATTTTCAGATACCTGCATTAGTGACTTTCTTATCATTTCTTGAAACCAATCTGCGCTTATAGCTGCTTGAGGAGCTTGAAATTCGTAAACAACCCTTTCAAACCCTATTTCGTAGGATACTGTCTGACCGAGCCATCTGCGCCACCATTTAGGGTGAGGCATTGGCTTAGTATAGTGGTCTGGTCTTTTTAAAAATACGCTTGCTTTATAATTTTTCATGGCTGGTTATTTAAAAGAGATTGCTATGCTTGCTTTGGTAGGCTTAGGGGGAAGCAATGGCACTACCTCTCCAGTAGCCTCATCCACTACCTGCACTCCGCCTTTCATCTTATACACCTGCTTGAGGATAGCCTCCCTTGCTTTGACAGCCTCTTTGAGTTCTCTCAAGACAGCATCCTCATCGAGGTCGGGAGTGTCTGCACCCTCCTTGAGTTGGATAGTAGCACCAAAGGCTTCAAAGGACTTGCCTCCGTACTTCATTGCCTCTTCCCTTGTTAACTCCTCAGTCTTCTCGATGAGTTCGGCTAAAGCCTTCGTAAGGGCCTTAGCTTTGATGTGTAGTTCGAGTGGGTCAGCCTCGCCATTCTCTACGAGGGAAATCATTTTGTTTGCGTACTCGGAGATGTCAGCCTTGCCGACATTACTCCTTGGGATTTCGATTAAGTTCATGTTGTTTTTGTTTAAAAAAGTGTTAATTGATTTTTTGTTCGATAATGATTTATTGGCATAAGCAAATTATCATAACCATGTATTGCCTCCCCTATATATTCATGGCAATAAGACAATCTTATTAATGGCTTCCATTTTTTTGTTTCGAAACACTTGAAGTTTTTGTCTTTCCTTTCTTTTCTGTTTTTAGATGTTGGCTTCCAGCTTAAAGAGTCAATGTCTCTATATATGCCAAGCGCAGGGTTTACGGTCTTGGTAAAAACTCTGTATCCATTATTTTTAAGTATTGATGCCGTAAAATTTGATATGCCTTTACCAATTCCTATACCTTGAAAATCGGGCAAAACAACAGTCCTGCTTAATCTATAACCATTCTTCAATGTTCCACTTGGCATACTTGCATACACGCATATGGCTACTGGGTTGTTATTCCATTCAAAAAGCAATAGGCTAAAGGATTTGCTTAATTTATTGCTTAAATAATGATGATTCTTGAAGATGTCCCAAGCCTTATGTTTGACTCTACTAACTTGTAATTCGATGGCTGGTCTACCTTGCCGAAGCCATTCGCCTCTTTCAAGTGCGCCTCCTTTTTGCGGTGAGCAGGTCCAATCAGGCATGAGCCACTCAAGTATATCATAATGACAAGATGCTAATATAACTTTCTTATTCTCTCTACGAACAAATTTCTGAAGCGCATAGCTCATTGCTTTTGCCACATCTCTATCTACTACTGAGGTGTACTCATCTATTAACACAACCTCACCATCCTTTGAAGAGGATATAAGGTATGCTAAAGATGCCCTATACTGCTCTCCATTACTAAGCTTGCTAAATGGCCTAAGCCAAGTTGGAACAGATGACAATCCGATAGATGTTAAAATTAATGCAGCATCTTTAGGCTCAAGCCAATCAAAGTTGCTGATTAGTGCCTTGTCTTCTTTAAAGCTGGGAGATCTTAAATCCCCCAGCGTTTTTAAAATGCTTGTCTTTCCGCTTCCGCTACCACCCACTATCACTCCAATATTCCAATCAAATTCAACAAGATTATCTAAGTCGTAAGGAATTGATATAGATGTCTTCTCTTTATCTTGGATGTCAAATGCATCATATACATACTCTGTATATTTATCATTAATTATTTGCGACACAAGATTTATTGTCTTCATTTCAAGAAGGCTTGAAGGTCTACGATAAGGAGATTGATGTCGGTAGCACCAAGATGCTCAATGCGCTTGAGTTGGTCAAACTTGTACTTCATCGCTATGCGGACCAATCCACCAGCATCTTTGTTTTTACCTTGCTCCCATAGTTCCTTAGCCATCTTCACCTGACCATCACTCGCTGGCTTCTGCTGTGGTGCTGGCAATGGCTGTGCTGGAGGAGTAGTTCTGCCCGAAGCCATATTGGCATCGTCATCGAAGGCCATCAAGGCCAAGCAGCTCTGCAAAGTGTACCTGCGGAAATAAGTTATCTCAGATCCGACAGCTTGGGGATTGTTGCTGCCAGTCAGCTTCATCTCGCTGCTAAGGCTCTCACCGCTTTCTACATGGTAGATGATGGAGATGACTTTCTCATCGGTGATAGGCTGCAATAAGAGCAAGCCATGCTTCTCAAGGATAGGCTCGACCTGGTCGATGATGGAATTGATGTCGGCATAGTTCTTCTTAAAGAAAGGATTCTTTTGGTCTTTCTTGATTGAGCCGATTTCTTTCTTTGCCTCATATAAGGCTTTGATGATGTTTTTCATTTTTAGTTAGATTAATTTGTTTTTGTAAAGTTGGTCAATTAGTTTTCTTCTCTGCTTCTCAGCCTCTTCGCTGGCAGGGTCAACATCAGGGATAACTGTTGTCATCACCGCAGGTTTCCAGCCTTGCTGCTGGGCGAGGGTAGGCATTCTAGACTGCCTCAACCTCTTGTAGTCTATTTCGTACATCTTTGCTTTCTTTAGTTGAATAGTGTCGGTAAATCTTGTTAATATACATCCTCAAGCTGAACCGCCATCTGCGGCTTAATGTCTTAGGATCCATAATCGTTTGGTTTCTTTCTGCTCTTTCTAAGATGGCAATCATCACCTTTAGGTCATACTTGCTTCTCTCTCTGTTCAGGTAGTCCCATATCTTGAAGATGGATACATCCAGCTCCTTAGCGATTTCTGATACATCACCATAGACGATGAACTGCTTCATCTCCTGGATGGCTTCGAACGGCAATGGCCAATTTTTAGTAATCAGCTTGCGTTCGTGAATGTCTCTCATTTTTGGCATCAGTATTAATTTAGTCGTGGGTCAAACATTTTCTCAGCATCGGTGTCTGCCTCATAGGCATTGTAGATGGCTTCCCAGTAGTCATGACCTTGGGGAGTCTTGTCCCAATAGAACGCCATCAGGAGAGCATCGCAGATGCCATCACAAGGGTGATCCAGCACATCGATTTGGGTGTTGATTATTGCCTTTTCCGACACATCAGTCGGGAGTTGCAATAGGTAGTTTTTTACTGTCATTTTTAGGTTGTTAAAAGGTGAAAAGTAATGCGGGTGTAAAAATCAAAAACTAAGTTAATAAACATCAAGGGAAAAAGTGTGCGGAATGTAGATTTTATCAATAAAATCCTCAATCGTCATCACCTCAACGAAGGGCGGAATAAAGCACCAAGGGAGGACCTCCTCAGTAAGCTTGCCGATGTGGGTGTAGAGCTTCTTAGTGCGCTTGTCAATGTGATGCTTATAGGTGATGTCAAGCATCCACATCAACTCAGGGTTGTGGTATTTAAGATAGTCAATGGCTTCTTCGCACATCGGGACCATCCAAGATCCGGTTACTGTCATTTTCATTTGTTTAAAGGGGTTTAAAATTATTTGTATATTTGTTGTGTGTCGTCGGGACATCAACTATATTTGCATCAACAATCATCGATTGCAAGCATATAGAGCCTGGTAACCCGACTACCAGGCTTTTTTTGTGGCTTGTTGTATCGGATTGTACAAGCATTAAATAAAAACAATCGCTCAGTATGGATACCTTACCACCACCAATGCCTGCGCTGTCTAGCTTGACAACAGGAGCTGCATATCCGAAAGGAGAATAGGTTAAGGTAAACGAAAACGCCCAGGCATCAGTGCCGAATACATAAGAAGGGGTCGCAGTCGGAAGTTCCATATAGTGGGTCGAAGTCATTTCAGAGTTATTGTCTCTAAATGGCTTAAATGCTGTGTAAGGTATATGCAGCATAAAAGCACAGCTCTGTTCAATCGTCATCATTTGTAGTCCGATTCGTCATCAATGATGGCTGATTTGAAGGCTATAAAGGCTGCTAAGGCGATTAAGAAGCAAAGACCAGCTACTTTCGTCACCAGCTCTAAATCGTCAGTGAACCAAATGCCGTGAATGCTCAAGGCTATCGTCAAGATAAGTAATTTCATATCGTCAAGGGTTTAACGCTGTGGATCATACCGTCAAGACCATAGGAGCAGTCCCAGCCATTGGCGTTCAGTTCTGCTTTGATGCGCTTGCATTCCTGGTAGGGGTCATCATCATAATCAAAAGAGTTAATGATGGCTTTGATTTCGTCAATCGTCAAGCGCTTGGGTAGGCTTGCTAACATCACCCTACCATCTGAGGCAGCGATCATGTCCTTTAGAGTTGGTTTGCTCATTGTCGTTTCGTTTAGTTGTTTGACGATGCAATACTACAAAGCCTGATTCTAATTGCAAAACTTTTTTTAAAATATTTTTTTCGTCACTCGTCAAGTGCTTGTCAATCATCAAGTTATCGTCAATAATTTTTTATCGTCAAGGTATCGTCAGTCGTCAAGCTGTCGTCAAGCTGTCGTCAAGCTGTCGTCAATCGTCAAGCTGTCGTCAATCGTCAACCGCTCGTCAATCGTCAACCGTTCGTCAACGCATGTACGTGCGTGTGTACGTGTGTGCCTGGGCGCTCGTGTGTGTGTGTGTGTGTGTGTGTGTGTGTGGTTCCCGGATACATGCACGCAAAGATCTGTATTTTTACTTTTTGAAAATATTTTTAAAAGTTTTTGAAAAAAAGTTTTGCAATTCAAAAAACGTTTGTAGTTTTGCATCCAACAAACAAACAGAAACGATATGAAACCACAAACAAACAAACAGACAAACGGGCCCGCCTATTTGTACACACAAACAAACAGAAACGGGAACAGGGAAAAAATTCTATTGATCATTGAGCACTGGGGAACGGTCGCGGCCCTATTTGTATTGCCACTTTTGGCGGCCCTTTTAATTGAAACACTAACAAAGTAAAATTTTAAAACATGAAAAACTTAATTGATCATTATTTCAAATTTCACCGGGCTATCAATAAAGAAAGTCAATTTAACAAAAAGGTAGCTATGAATATTCAGATCCAAAATTTCAAACAATTGAACGGGCTATTTTTAAACGAGGCCGGCGGGCTTGTTACAATTACTTTATCCGGGCTCCCAGGTGAAATAGCCGGTAAAATTATACCAATTTATAAAAAGGACCGGGCCGGCAATGTTTATAGATCCGGCTATAAATACAGCAACCTTTTAAATTCTTAAGCCATGCAACCAACCGAAAATTTGATACTTGCAAGTTTTGTACTTTACGATCGATATGGAAAGTATAAAATGTACATAAAGCCTTTTAATGATGAGGACCATATGAATAACTACATATTATACATGCAAAGGACCGGCGCTAAATTTGTTAGCACTAAAATTTTGATAAACGAGTAAACCAATAAACTAAAAACGATATGAAAACTTTTATAAATGCAAAATTTGACGGTAAATTATTAACTTTTGAACAGGTAGACCGGTCTAGTTATTTTAGTAACTATGAATATTTGCGGGCTATTGAACGGGCTATAAACGATCTGAGCTTAAAATATAGCGGCAATTTTAAAAAGTTTTATGCAAGCCGGAAAGCTTGTAAAAATTGGACCGTATAAACTTAATTTAAACTAATAAACTAAAAACGATATGAATATTTCCACCAATGCCGCAACCAATGCCGCAACCAATTACGCAAACATGTTTAAAGGCCGTAAACTTTTAAGCCCAGGGTTCACAAATGAAAAAACGAAAAAAAATGATATTGAAAGCTTTATTTTATATTTAAGCCCGGCGGATCAAAATAGTAAGAAAATAAACATATGCCCGGCCGCAACAGCTGAATGCATTAAACTTTGTTTAAATACGTCCGGTAAAGGTGCTTTCAATAGTGTACAAAGGTCCCGAATAGAGCGCACTGAATACTATCTTAACGAGCGGGCCGGCTTCATTAATAAGATATTAAACGAGCTACAGGCAATTAATAAGAAAGCCGCAAAGAAAGGAGAAAAAATAGCCGTACGTTTAAACGGGACCAGCGACCTGGATTTTGTAGCAATTATAAAAAATAGGACCGGGATCGATATCCTGGAAGCCATGCCGAATATCTTATTTTATGATTATACAAAGTTAATCGGAAAGGTCCGCAAATATGCCGGGACTAATTACGTTCTAACTTTCAGCCGTTCAGAAACAAATGAAGCTGAATGCCTGGAAGCTTTAAGCTTAGGCGCTAATATTGCGGCCGTGTTTTATAAGACGTTACCGGCTGAATACATGGGCCGGCCTGTTTTAGACGGCGACGCTTCAGACCTTGTAATGATTAACAACAGGTCCACAATTTTAGGACTGAAAGCGAAAGGGCGCGCGCGAAAGGTAAAGGAGTCCGGTTTCGTAATAATGTAGTATTACAAGCTTTATTTGTTGGGCCCGGTTATTAAGTTAGCCGGGCTTTATTGTTTGGTCCTTTGTGGACCTTTTTTGTTTGGCCTATTTTAAGCCGTTACAAGCGCTTATTTCACTTCGTTTGGTACATTGGTATGGCTCGATAGGTTAACGTGGCTTAGAGGGCTTTAAAAGTGCCTTAAATGAGACGATACGGGCTTGAGTGTTTACGGGCTTTCTTATTGGCTTGTTTATAGGCTTGTTTGAGCTGTTTAAATTGATAGGGCTGTTTGAGTTCCGCCAACCGTCTCCCTCCAATAAAAAACTAACAACTACAGAAACGATACGACCCGCCAATATGTCACAACCCGCGCAGTTTTGACCAGGGGGGTGGGAGTTCCCCCATCTCCATAATACTCAATCTATCTAACACAAGACAAAACAAACCATACTATATTCTCTTCCCTCCGACAACTCTTGGGGAAAGCAAGCTGGTGTCTCCATGGTCCTCCACATAAACGCTAATGGTGTTTAGATGCGATGTAACGAACGAACTATGCTGGGTGGATAGATTGTATGCCTCAGATTATTTGAAGCCTTTAGAGGGCAGATTCTTTCCTTACCCACCAACTTTTTGAAAAACACCTTTCCAACACAAGGCTAACCAAACTATGCTGATTTCACTCAAAAAAAGCAAAATCGGACAATATATATATTTACTAGTAATAGTATTAATAGTAATATCTTATTAATAGTAATAGTATTAATAGTAATATAACTATTATATATTCAATATAGAAGGTCGAAACTAACTTCCAAGCTTTTTCTTTCAAAGTTTTCCGCAGAAAGTAGGTCAGAATGGTTCTTTAGAGGCTAATTTTTGAATTGTTTAATAAGTTAGTTTTAGTGTAATTCAAATCTAATTCTAAAGGTTCGGTGTTTTCTACACGGATAAGCTATTGTGGTTTAGTTTCTTATGGAGGTTTCTACACGATGACCAGACAGTTGTAAGACAAACTTTCACTTCTGTAAATTATCCACATTTGTATATATCAGGGGTAGGGTATATTTTTTTTTTACTGAACAAAGTTGACTTTTGCAGAAAGTTTGTATCTTGCGCCTACTAACTAAAACAACATGAGCGAAACACTTGAGAAGCACATTAGCGTGTCTATCCGTACTCCTGAAACTAAGTTTTCAGTCGAGCTTCCTGCTGGATCTACCGTGCAGGACATTATTAATCTTATCGGCTTCATAATCGATAAGGATGTTAAACCTTCTAGCCAGGCTACTGATGCAATTGTATTGCATAGGAAAGTGCCGAAGACAGATTTAATCGACTTATAAGCTTATGGAACTAATACATCTGCCTACTGGGCAAAGACACAACTTACCTACACTTTGGGAAGCTGCCCTGCATGACTATCCTGACATATACATCCGTGCCGAACTACCCGAATATTGGCGAGTAGAGGGGTATGATAAGGGCTGGGAGTGGTTTGAAAATAATTTAGGCAGAATACCTTTCGCAATTGAATACGATTGGATTTCAAACTGTGATGGCAATAAAAAAGGTATAAACGCTTGGGACTCAGCTTGCAAGCATATGATGCACATTGACCAAATTTCCCGTGCCGAGTTTGAGTACCACATCTACAACCATTGGAAGCGAGAGCAAGGCAAAGCAAGAGAATATGATAGCCCAATCATAAACGAATTACTTGCAGAAGCAGATTTAGACGGACTTAACGCTTTAAAAAAGAAGGCCAAGGAACTCGGATACACCCTGGTTAAGGAAGATCCTAGCGAATGGGTAGTAGGGCGCAATAGATATTTCTATGAAGATGATTATTTGCGTATAAAAGATATTGAAGACGGAGAGTATGTGTACATTCAGGAAGATGATTTAGATGAGGTTATTCAGAAAATCCAATCAATTAGGAACTCATGAAGGAATCTAAACTACGCCTCCTGATAAAGGAACTCCTAGGCAAGCAGTACGAGCTTGTAGGGCTTACCTTCGAGCAAGCCACGGAGATGCCATTCGAGAAGTTTCTTGAATACAAGATAACTATGGATCAAAGCCAAGAATGGACAGCTTGGGCTATAAAGTACGCAGCAAAGAAGATGGGCTGGACTATGGCTATGGCTAGAAAAGAGATATTATGGCTTGACCTCCATAGAGGCCTTAGCGTTCAGCTAACAAGTGACGAGTACGAACTTAAAGACCTGAAATCAGATGAATTCTAATACTAAAAAAATAATATGCTGGTGGAGTGGAGGTATTACATCTGCCGTGGCTTGTAAGATTTCTCTGGATTTATTCGGGAAGAAGAATTGCCGAGTAATTATGATTGACACTCAAAATGAAGATGAAGATACCTATAGATTCAAAAAGGATTGTGAAAAATGGTATAAACAGAAAATTGAAGTAATTACTGAAATCGGCAAAGATTATGAAAGCATACAAGACGTTTGGGAAAAGCATAAGTCACTAAACGTAGCTACTGGCGCAATTTGTTCAACTCAACTAAAAAGAAGAGTTCGTGAAAAGTGGCAGGATTCAAATGAATTCGACTATCAGGTTTTTGGATTTGAATTTGACAAAAAAGAATTCAATAGAGCAAATGCATTAAAGCTTAACCACCAAAAAGCAAAACCGATTTATCCGCTTTTAATGATGGGCTATGATAAAGATGATTGTTTGCAAATTGTTCAAGACGCAGGGATTGAAGTCCCAAGGATGTACAAATTCGGCTTTAGAAACAACAATTGTTTTAAAACTGGATGCGTCCAGGGAGGAGTAGGATATTGGCAGAAAATGAAACAAGACTTTCCTGATAAGTTTGAAAACATGGCTGAAATGGAACACAAGCTAACTGCTTTGCGTGGAGAGCCAGTAACGATGTTAAAAGATCAAAGTAACGATGCCAAAAAAACAGTTGAAGAAACTGGCGTTAAATGGAGGCAGTTTATTTTCTTAAAAAAGCATCCTGAATATCCTGATTTAAAATGCATTAGCGATATGAAAGAGCAAGAAGTAAAGCCACTATTTGAGTGTAATGGATTTTGCGGAACGAATGATTTAGTCGAAAAGACAGAAACTCAACTAGAGATTAATTTTGACACAAGAGATTTATAAAGTAAAAAAAAATTATATGAAGAACGGTAAACAAGAAGGCGCAGATAAGAAGAAGCCCGAAAAGCACGACCTAAACAAGAACCCCGATAAATACCGAGTAAGGATATTCGACCCTAGCCACTACGAGCGAGTGCTTCAGGTATTCCCTAACGGCAGCACCGGCTGGGTGGAGAGGAGAAAGTCATGACTGATAAAATAGTTGAGCAGGTAGTTGCTAAGTTCCGCAGACGATCCGAGGTAGGCATTAATAAGTACGGCACTACCCTTTGCAGGAACGAGGCAGAAATCAATGACCGCCTTACCCACTTAGAAGAAGAGCTGATGGATGCCACCCTTTACATTCAGTGGCTCAAGCAGAAGCTGGAATATACCGATGAACAACCCACGGATATTTTCTAACTTTGTGACGGCTGGATGTCCGAATGGCCAGGTGACTGACTGCAAATCAGCTTAAATCGGTTCGAATCCGTTTCCAGCCTCAACTGCACTCAGGTCAGCGACCCCTGACGTTAAACAAAAAACGTAGTAGCCTATGGAGATAGGTAGCGGATCGTGGGTACACGGTCGGAAGAACCCCCCTTGGGATAGTATCCCTTGGTCGACCCCAGCAGAAATGTTGGGGTTTCTTTTTGTCCAGCTTATTACAAGTCAGGTTATATCCTTAGTAACCTTAATATACTTTAAGGCTAACCACTTAAAAACAAAGCCCCGGATTTCTCAACCCAGGGCAGCTAAACAAATAAAGAAACAACAGTACTTTTAGCAAAACAAAAAGTAGCAGCACAAATGTACCCATAAACAAATCGAAAAACAAGTATATTTGTATATCGTTTTTAGTTAGTTTCCTTTGTGTAAGAGCTGCCTTATGGTGGCTCTTTTGCATAATTCAATATTAGGAACTAAATTTGCTTCATGCCCGAAGAAAAGCCAAGCAAAAACAAGCACGACCACCGAGCAAACCTCATCCCTATCTCAGGTCCCGATGACCCAAGGATAGTAGCTGTCAAAAAGCTAAGGGAAGCTAAGAAGAAGGACTTAAAGAATATGCTTGAGATAGAACTCAACAAAAGCATAAACGGAGTCACTCGCATGGAAGGACTGATTGCAAGATTAGTCTCTGAGGGTATCCGTGGCAATATGAGAGCCATAGAGCTTGTTCTTGCCTACATCTATGGTAAGCCACAGAATGCAGTGCAGGAGAACAACGACAAGCCATTCGTGCTTGAACTTACTGACGGAAATGACAGAGCAACTATATCAGGTGATTCGATGCCCCATGTGGTTGACATTGATGACTCCGAAGAGATAGAAGAAGACTTACGAGAAGAAGATGAAATTAACTAAAAGACAAACGGAGGCCTATCGGCTTGCGCTGTCCGGAGAGAAGCAGTTCATCTTGTTTGGCGGAGCTATCCGAGGCGGTAAAACTTACTGGCTTCTTCTAACCTTCATATCCCTATGCTCCAAGTTTCCGAAGAGCAGGTGGGTGATTGTTCGTGCGAATATGCCTACGCTCGAAAGAACTACCTTAGTAACTTTTAACTCCATTCTGAATGAAGGATTGGCTAAGTATATTTCCTCTTGGGACAAAAAGGCGCAGACGGTTACTTTCACTAATGGCAGCGAGATTATCTTCATGGGCGAAAACTACGAAACGGACAAGGACTTGGACCGCTTCAAGGGACTCGAAATAAATGGAGGAGGCATTGACGAGATTAACGAGTGCCAAGAGCAGACGTTGTACAAAATGCTCGAACGTGCTGGATCATGGAACAACTCCATTGGCAGACCACCTATCGTAGTACTTGCCACTTGTAACCCTGCTAACAACTGGGTAAAGGAAGAGGTCTACGATAGATGGCAGAAGAAGGCATTGCCCGAAACCTGGGCGTACATCCCTTCGAAGATTACAGACAACCCTTACATCCCTGCCGACTACCTTCAGTCTCTAAAGGCGAATATGCCCGAATACGAATACCTACGATTCGTGGAAGGAGACTGGGAGATTCAAGAGAAGCCCGACAATCCGTTTTTCATGGCTTATGACGCACTAACTCACGAAGACCAGTCCATACACTTCAACCCGAATATTCCGTTGCTTATATCGCTTGATTTTAACTTGCAGCCTTTTGCTGGAATAGTAGCGCAGAAGTGGAAAGATGACCAAGGAGAACATTTCCACATAGTAGATGAGTTTAACGTAGTGGATGGAAGCATCCCGAAGATGATAGATGTGATTAAGGAAAGGTATGAGCCATATCTTCCTATGTGCCTTATTACTGGTGATGCCATGGGCAAAAGAGGAGACTTATCTCAGAGGGACAATGCCAACTACTACGAGCAGCTTGCACGAGGGCTTAACCTTAGCACTAAGCAGATACGGATACAGCCTAACCCTAAGCACGAAAACAGCAGGGCGCAATGTAACTATGTCCTTAGAAACCACCCCGACTTCAAGGTGAATCCTAAGAAATGCCCGAATATGTCTAGGGACTTTAAGCAGCTTAGATGCGATGCTGCTGGCAACATTATAAAACGTAACCGACAGATTATCAGCCAGTTAGCGGATCACGGTGACTCTTGCAGATATATGATTAATACCTTTTTGAACGATTGGTATTTGATTCATTTGAAAAGAAGTGGATATAAAACTTTACCTTTACCTCGTTAATAAAACAATAAAGCTATGAGCTGCCTTGAATGCACCGATTGTCTTGATTTAGGAACTTACGATATTTGCTGCGAAGAAGTGTTTATCGGAAGAATGCCTGATGCAGAAACTGAGTATTTGTTACTGATTAAAGACTTGTCTCTTAATTCGATTATTAGGCAGGTGTACGAGTCTTCCGCTCAAGGAGATGTTTACCTCATCCCTAACCAAACTAAATTTGCTGTAAATAGAACATATGAAGTCAGAATTTACCCTGCTGATGCTTGCAATTTTGATGATCCCCTTGATATTGATACGGATATTTCTGAGGACCTTCAAAGCTGTGTTTCGTTGGATTTTTTCTATTCCGAATGATAGAGAGAGCGATAATAGTTAGCCTACTCATAGTAGCTACTCATATCTCCTTTGAACCTGATATGATATTCGAGAAGATTGGACGCTTTTTGTCCAAAGCTTTCCCTGAAGGCAATCCCCTTAACAAACCCACACACGCCTGTGTCGCTTGCATGGCTTCGATTTGGGGCGTTATTTACTACGCTGCCACATCTTTTGCCCCAGGCTTTGATTTTAACGCTTTAGAGATGATATTTGTATGCGCCATGTGCGTACCGCTTAATTTCATCTTTATAAAACTAGCTTAATGATAAAATTTGTTTATCGGCTTTTCAAGAAAGAGCTGACCCAAATGGTTTGGGACGAGACCTACAAGCCTGACCGAATGCGAGGCTTAAAGTTTGCCATGGTCTGTGAGGGGCATAAGTTTTTTGTTTACAACAACTTATTCGATGTCCCTATCGAACGAATGGGCAGAGTGCAAGATTATATCATCCAGCTTAACCGAGTAGTTAGCAATGACGAGTTAGCAAACTTTATTCAAAACATGGAGCAGGCTTTATTCAATGCTACCAGCGGAGATAAGGTAAAGGACTTGGCTAAGATTGGTTTCCTTATAGGGGAACTTAAAAGCAGAAAAGAGATGCTCCTGCATCCTGAGATTATGATGGAGTTAGCCGGTGCGCTATACATCCGTGAAGACCAAGACCCAGCTGAGTGGAACGATGAATTCGAACACAAGAAGGTGGATATGTTCCGCAAGAACTACACGAGTGGCCAGCTTTACGATTTTTTCGTTACAGGCGGATTGAGTCAATTCTTTCCCAACTTCGAGTCTTTAGAGAAAGACTGGATGGTATTGTGGGAGCAATCCCAAATCCGCCTACAAGCAATTCAGGACCTGATGAAGTCCTCACAATAGGAGCAGAACTCTACAAGAATGATGTTAACTGGAGAGAGCTATTCGTAAGTATGGCTGAAGGGGACATTATTGCCTATAACGAGTATATGAAATCCCCATTGGAGAAAGCCTTAACTTTGTTTTCGTACAACCGAAAAAAGAAGACCAAAGATGGCTAATGTTACTATTGTGTACAACGCAGACATTGCTCTGCTAAATTCTAAGCTTGACCAGATAATTCAAAAGCAAGAACAGCTCAGTTCTACTGCCAAGAAGGCAGGAGACGATATGTCTAATGCTGCTAAAAAGTCTTCAGATGAAGTTGGTTTTCTTAATAACAATCTACAAAAACTTGGAGGCGCAATAGCTGCTGCTTTTTCTGTTCAAAAGGTTATAGAGTTTTCCAAATCTGTTTTTGATGCTGAAAGAAGGATGGAGCTTCTTCAAAACAGATTGAGCTTCCTAACCGGATCTGCTGATAAGGGCGGTGAGGCATTTTTAAGAATGGCAACTACCGCCCGTAAGCTTGGCTTAGATTTAGAAACAACTCTTAGCGGCTTTGCGGATTTTGGTATTGCAGCCACTCAGGCAGGTATGGCAGTTCAACAAGCTGAAAGAATTTTCGTATCTGTTGCTTCAGGACTTCGTGCCGCTGGTGCATCTTCCTTACAAACACAAAGGGCGTTTTACGCTTTGCAACAGATGATGTCCAAAGGCGTTGTTGCTGCGGAAGAATTAAGAAGGCAGTTGGGAGAAGCCTTGCCTGGTGCGAACGAGTTAATGGTTAAAGCCTATAATAGATTGCATCCGCAACAAGAAATTACCAATAGGCAGTTCATGAAGATGCAGGAAGAGGGAAAGATTATTTCTAGAGAAATCCTTCCTGAATTCGCTAAGGTTATTGAAGAAACTTTTGCGCCAGCGTTGGCAGGAAAGGCTAATTCATTGGACGCTGCTGTTAATAGAGTAACAAGTGCCTGGCTTCAATTTAAGCTTGCTGTGGGTGATACAGAAGCATTTAAGAATGCAACTAAATCTGTTGGCGGCCTTTTAGATACAATAAACATTGCCCTAACTGACGATAGCCTTTCTAGGCTCGAAAGATTTATGATAATAACTTCCGCTCCTAGACTTTCTTCCATGAGTGAAGAAGAAATGTCTAAGGCCGTAATGGGTATTGAGAAGGTATTTAAGGAGGCTTTAGATAGACAAAGACAAAGAGCTAACCTTAGCGTATCTACTGCTCGTGCAGAAGAAGAGGCCTTGGTGTCCATGAGTTCCGCTTATGAAAAATTTAACGAATCTCAGAGAAAAGCAGAAATGAATAGGGCGATAAGCACAATTGAGGCTAATAGAGAAATAATAAAACAAGCAGACGAAATTATTAAAAAAGAAGAGGAAAACTTAAAATCAAAACAGTCTCTTATAGATGTACTCATTAAGCAAAGAAACCCATTAAAGCGCATAACTGAAGAACAAAAGGAACAGTTGCGGTATGCTATATCTCAAAGAGATGAAGTGAAAAAGACTTTAGATTTAAATAAAGAACGGAAGCAACAAGCAGGAAATACAATAAGCGTACTTCAAGGCGCAATGAAACAGTATGCGCTTCTTGATCAAGCAAGAGAAGATGGGGCGACTAAATTAGAAAAAATAGAGAATCAAGGACTGAGAGATTTTATAGCTATTCAAAAAATACGATTAGCAGAAGCTGTAAAGGGCAGTAAGGAAGAATTGGCGATTAGACAAGTGATGCTTGTTGCAGAGGCTCAATTAAGAGCTGAAAACGAAAAGCTAACAGCAAAAGAGCGAATCGCAATCATGGAGCAAGCGTATCGTGAAGCAGAGGAGTTAACAAAAAAATTCAATGACACAACTTTTTTACAATATCAGGTTGCTGTAAAATCAGGAGAAAAGTTTGCGAATGATTTAAGAAAAACATTTAGAGACCAGCTATATGGTACGATTTCGGACCCTATGCAATTAGAGATTGAAAAAACCATTGATTATTATAATGACCTTATAAAAGAAGCTGAGGGTAATGCTGAATTAATTATTCAATTAGAAGAGGCTAAATATAAATCAATAAATGATATTAAGCAAAGGGCTGCTGATAAGGGTAGTAAAATAGACATTAAATCTACTCGTGATCAGATGAGAGAAGTGATGGCAGTAACTGGCGCATTTGAGGAGTTGTTTTCTTTAAGATTACAGCTTGAGGCAGATGCCGCAAAGGCTGAATTGCAGAATTTGGAAGAAAGATTCAACAAAGGGCTTGTATCGGAAAGAGAATATGAAACCCAAAAAACTAAACTTAAAAGAGAGGCATTTCAAGCAGAAAAAAGCTATCAGATAGGAAGGGCTATTATGTCAGGAGCGAATGCGATTATATCAATTTTAGGAAACCCTGCCCTTGCTGCGGTTGCTCCGATATTAATCCCTCTTGCAATAGCTACAACTGCAACGCAGCTTTCTATTATTGAAGCTCAGTCTCCAGGCTTTAAAGATGGTGTTATTGACCTTCAAGGCCCTGGAACGGGAACTTCTGATAGCATTGTTGCAAGACTTTCTAAGGGCGAGTCCGTTATGACCGCACAAGAAACAAGAAAGCACAGAGATGTTCTTGAGGCAATAAGAGAGGATAGACTTCCTAGCTTGATGGCTGAGAAATACATAATACCAGCCTACAAAAGCTCTATGGACGAGCCTAAAAAATCAATATCTGACAAAACAAGCTTAGAGCTTGCTTTTCAGACCGCAGAACTTATACAAGCCGTTAAAGGCAATAAAAAAATAAATATAGCAAACGTAGATGAGTTCTCTAAGGCTATAAATTCACGAAGCACATCTGAATACGTTATGAGAAGGAGAAGCTGGTAATGGGATACATTGTTAGGATTAACGGGATATTGATAAATGACGAACCAATGGGCCTTACTGAGGCTCAGGTAGAAATGAGTAGAGATAAAGACCTTAAAATGGTTTTTAATCAATTTATTTCAGACTTAGTTTTTTGGGGAGACGGATATTCTGTATTAAAAAACCAAATATCTTTAACAACGGATATTTGTGAATCTATTCCAGTTAGCATTGTTGAAGATTGCATTAATGGCTTTGAATTCTATGGGGTAATATTCCCCTCGGACACAGAGGAGAATTTAAGCAAATGCACAATAAAAGCAACAATAGAAGATGATGACCTTGAGTCAAGAATCGTTAGGCTAAAAGAATTATCTGTCACTATAAATGGCGGAAAAACTTTAAACGGCACAGCTTTACCAAATCTTACAACAACAACTCTTGCTGGACGGCAATACTTTGCGATGAAGGATGTCTTTCAGTATATAATTGATTACATAACGGATGGCTCGGTTACTATTGACTCAAGCTTAATTAATACTAATGTATTTATTCAAGAAGTTGTAGAAATAGATATTTCGGGCGCAACTCCTACTGCTGGACAAACTTTGATATTCTCTTATGACGACATATATGGCAATGCTCAAACAATAAACTTTACATATTTGGGGCTAAGCTCTCTTGAGCAAGAAATAAGAGTAGCATTAAATCAGAATGTAGTAAACCCAAATAGATTGGGTGAATTAAAATTTACATTCCCCGTGTCTACCGAGTTAAAGTTCCCTACTGGACTAAGACTTGAGTTTTGGAACGACTCTAATTTTTCAATAAATTCAGCAGGAATGCCTGGCGTTACGTTTACGATTACAAAACCACAAACGTATTCTTATGGTCTTTCTAATATCTTTATATCTCCTGACATAATTTATAGAGCAGTAGCTCCTTCTGTTCCTACTACAAATACCACTGGTATCTCTTTAATTGAAATATTCACATTTGTGAATAGCATGTCAAATGTTGCAATGAAATTTTATAGAACTGGACCTTCTAGTTTTCTTAAAATAGAGCCTGAAGAAGACTTTTTCAATTCCTCCTCCTTGTCTTTAACTTTGAGGGGGATTAAAGACTTGATAAGAAAGCCTTATGAGGAGTGGGGAATATCTGCATTGCAAGTATCCTCTTCTACTGCTGACATATTTAACATTTTTAGTGATAACGGATACGTTGGAAAAATATGTGGCAATACAGATTATAGGGCTGGATTTGGCAGGTTCAAGCAAGATCGTTCTTCGCAATCAGATGACTACATATACGCTACTAATTTCTTTACAACAGCTCCATATGATGGAACGTATACCGTTTCTTGGAGAGCAGGTGGTGCTGTTTCTAGTTCAGTATTTGGCGGATGCATTCAAATGAGTCACTACCTCGTTGCTAGACAATGGGCATTTAGATCAGAGGGACTTGAATATGGAGGAAACGTTATGGTTAATCCAAATGCATTGCCATTAAAAAATATGCTTGAATTTGAGTACCCAATGACCGTTAGTCAATATAAAACCTTAGCGGCTAACCTTGAGGGATACTTAAAGGTGAATGCTTTTAGTAATGTATCTTTGGACATCGAAGCATATGTCTTAAATGTCAAGTATAAAATAAAAGACGGCATGACTACATTTCAACTAATATCAGAATGAGCGTATATACCATAGTCCCTAACCAGCCTCTCGGTTGGAGCGAAACGATTCCAACTGATGAATGCGGATGCGAAAAGCACGAGTACTGCGCTCCCCTTTTGTTCGAGCTTAACAACTATGTATATGAAGCCTACACGGCTCGTGCTGTTGCCGATGGTGCTTTGCCTAGCGATAGGTCAGCTGCTTGTATGGAAGAGGTTATGGATACGTTCTACGAAATATCTAGGGCTATAAGATATGTCTCTGAAAACATATCTTTTCTTTATGAAAAAGACGGAGAGCAGCAGGCTTGCGATAACTTAGGAGTAATACTTGAGGACGATAGGGCAGTTGTGCTAACTGACGAAACAACTCTTTTAGAGCCTGAAGATAGAGGCTATTTCGCTGGAGCAATAGGATTCAATACGCAAGGGGGAGGCCCCGAACCGATACCTCAGAGTATGGACTTTACGGCTTACGACTTCCTTGCTCAGGGATGCGTAAACACCTTCGGCTTTACCATTACTCCTGACGAAGGAGTAGACTTCCCATGGACTATATTAATAACCAATGAATACGGAGATATTTACGAAATAGAAAGCGGAGTTGACCCTGCTGCTGCTTTTTCGGTTACTTTCGATATGGTTATAGGTCCAAATGGGTTTACAATTGACGTACCAGCTGATGGAGCGAATATTTTTGAGGGAATAATAAGTCTTCGGGCAATGTTTGTGCCATGTACTTTCGAGCCATTAGGACTTGTAACATCTGAAAGCTCCGAGATTATTGGTGAGCTGGTTGAGTCAGAGACAAGCCTTGACACGTTTAATGGCGTTGATTACGGCATATTTAACGGAAAGATAGGTGTAATTGAAATAACACCCGACATAAAATGCGCTTACATTAAGTTTGGTTCAGAGTGTTGTTGTACCGAGGTCTTTTATAGCAAGTGCATAAAGCCACTTACAGACCCTTGCCATACTGTTAAGATAGAATACTGGCAGACACCCACTACAACTACTGGTGCTTCGGGCTTTGGCTTCTACTACCCACCTGCTACTGCTGGCAATGAGTTCAAGCAATTCATGCGTGTATGGGGAGAGATTCGCAATCCGCAGTATGACGGAGAGATGGAGATGTACCAAGACAGCTTCGGCAGAAAGAGTGTTGTGTACGCTGAGAGCAGAGAGTATAAGAGCTTTATTATAAACTACTCTCCTGAGTACGTTCACAATGCTTTACGCCTTGCTTGCAGACATGATAACTTTGAGTTGACAGATGTCAGCTACAATATCATTGCTCAGAACTCTTTCACTCGCTCTGAGGCATATTCTCCATCTTGGATACGGATAAGCAGGCTTGCACCGGTAACCATAGAGGTAGAGAAGAAGACTCAGAACCTTGTTGGAGGAAGTTCAAAAACATTCTGTTCTTAATTGTATATTTGTGCTGTCGTGCGTTGTGGCCTTGACTTGCCATCCAAATGTCAAACAAAAAATTCCCAAATCTTAAAACATGGCATATTTTGAATATGGCTGCGGTACTTTGCCGAATCACCAGCTTTTAGCTTGTGGTGTTTATGATCGTGGGGGTATTTCGGCAATTGGTATTTTGGAAGCAGACC